TTAATTAATATGAATCCAAATAAAGATTATTACTTTGTGAAAGTTGAAAAAACTCACGAAGACACAATTACGCTTAATGGTAAAGAATTATTTTTAGACTCTAGCTATAATGACATGAAACACGCTAGGCAATATGGCACAGTTGTTGGAGTACCTAGGGGTTTAAGCATGGGGAAAAAGAGAGATATAAAAAAAGGTGATAAAGTGTATTGTCATCATTTTTTAGTTAGTGAAGAAAATAGAGTCAACTTTATAGAGCAAGATAATGTATACAAAATATTTTTTGAAAGTATATATGCTAGAGTTAGGAATGGTAAATTAAAAATGGTGGGCCAGTGGAACTTTGTAAAGCAAAAAATAGAAGATGAATCTAATTACATAACTAAGTCTGGTATATATTTAAAGTCTGAGGCAGAAGATGAAGAACTATATGGATATGTTGAACACATGAATGATGAGCTTAAGAGTTGGGGTGTTAAGAAGGGTGATGAAGTTATATTTTCTAAAAACTCAGAGTATGACATGTTAATTGAAGGTGAAAAGTTGTTAAGAATGCGTAATTTTGATATATTAGCTAAAGTATCATGAATGAACAAGAAATTATAAAAAAGTGTATGGAAAACTCATACAGAATATTAACTGGTAAAAAAACAGTTGATGATATATTTTCTGAAAGCACCTGTCCCTATTTTTTATGGAATGTAATGGATAAAAAAAGTGGAATACCTAAAGAAAGAAATGTTTTCATAGATGTTATAGACACGTTGATAGAATATTTTGAAGAAGATGAGGAGTATGAAAGGTGTGCAGAACTACTTAAATTAAAGAAAAAAGATGAAAGTAAATATAGAAGAAAAACTAGAAAAACTAATACAATCAGGGAATGAAGCTTTTGACTTGTTGCTAGAAGAAGTTAAAAAACCTATAGACCCAGACCTTCCAGATGATAAATCAAGAAATGCCATGAAAGCCAAAAAAGAGTGCTTTATGGATGCTCAAGAAATACTTATGGCTATTCATAAAATAGAAAGCCAAATTAACGGTGAAAATGAAAATATAACAGAGGAAGAATCAAATTCTTTTAAAGCTGGGTTCTCAGAAAAATTTGCTAAAAAATAGAAAGTACAATTTATTTTACTATATTTGCGTAGTTAGGAATAATATATTATGTCAGGAACTTTAAAAATAAATGGAATTAAGTTTAAATTACCTAAAAAACCTGCCAAAAAAGATATATTATTCTCTAATAAGGCTAAAAAAAACCAAAAGTGGCAAAGAACGGAAATGCCAGAAGGCATGAACGAGGAAACTGCTGGTAAATTTAGCTGGTTTATAGAGCAAGAGTTTGACAGAAGAAGAGATGGAGTGTGGTTTATGAATAACGGTGTTCCAACCTATATAACAGGTGAACATTATTATTATATAAATTGGTGTAAACTTGATATAGGTTATCCCGAATATAGAGATAGAGATAGAAGATTCTTTATCTTTTGGCAAGCGTGTAAAAAAGACCCTAACTGTTTTGGAATGGTTATGGTAAAACACCGTAGAGAGGGTGCTTCATATAAGGGTGCTGCTATGCTACTTTATGAGATAACTTCATTGTATAATTCTCATGGGGGTATAATCAGTAAAACTGGTGTAGATGCTAAATCTTTATTTACAGATAAACTAGTTTATATGTTTAGACAGCTGCCTTTCTTTTTTCAACCTATAATAGATGGTAGTGACAATCCTAAAAGTACACTTAGTTTTAACGCTCCAGGACAGAAGATATCTAAGAACTTTAGAAAGATAGTAAAGTCGGAGGCTTTAAATAGTAAGATTGATTGGAGAAATACTAAAGATAATTCTTATGACTCCGTTAAGCTTGTAAGATATCTTTGTGATGAGGGAGGTAAATGGGTAGATGCTAATGTAGAAAAGAATTGGCAAGTTGTTCGTTCTTGTTTAACATTAGGAGATAAGATAATTGGAAAATGTTTTATGCCTACTACGGTAAATGAGATGTCTGATGCGGGTGGACAAAATTTTAAGAATATTTGGGACGATAGCGACATAGAAGATAAAAACGCAAATGGAAGAACTAAGTCTGGAATGTATTCTTATTTTACACCAGCTTATGATGGATATGAGGGTTTTATAGATGAATACGGAATGTCTGTTGTAGATACTCCAACAAAAGAGCAGGCTAAGTTTACAGGTAAAAATATAGGAGCTAAAGAATACTTACAGAATGTTCGTGAATCCTACAAAAAAAATACCACTAAACTATCCGAGGAGAAAAGGCAAAGACCTTTTAGTGTTGATGAAGCTTTTAGGAATGACTCAAGACACAGTCCATTTGATGTTGAGAGAATATATCAACAGATGGATTATAATGAGGCTGCAGATAACTTAACTGTTACTGGTAGTTTTATATGGAAAAACGGACAACAGGATTCAAAAGTTATATGGATTCCAAGTTCGCAAGGTAAATGGAAAATATCTTGGTTGCCACCAGAAGAGAGAAGGAATAGTATAAAAATGAAGGGAACCAAAAAGTGTCCAGCAAATGAAATAGAACTTGTTGCTGGATGTGACCCTTATGACCATGATACAACAACAGATGGGCGAAGGTCTAATGCTGCTTGTTATGTTTTTAAAAAATTCACTATGATGGATGATTTTCATAATCAATTCGTTTGTGAATATATAGCTAGGCCTCCTAAAGCTGAAATGTTTTATGAGGATGTTTTAAAAACGTGTGTATTTTACGGATGTCCAATTCTTGTTGAAAACAATAAGGTTGGTATTGTAAAGTATTTTGAAAGAAGAGGGTATTATGATTATTTAATGGATAGACCAGAGTCTACTCATACGGATAATACTAGAAAACAAAAAACAAAAGGAATACCATCAACCGGTATTGCTGTACTTAACGCACAAACAGAAGCGATAGCTAGTTATGTGTATGATTATATAGGTTTAAATCAAGAGACGGAAGAGATGGGAAAATGTTATTTTAACAGACTTCTAGATGATTGGAGTAGATTTGAACCAGATAATAGAACTAAATATGATGCTACAGTAGCTTCTAGTTTAGCTTTATTAGCTTCTCAGAAGCATGTGAGGAAAAAAGAAATAAAAGTTGTATCTTTGGATTTTATAAAAAGATATAGTAATAAAGGAATAATGTCTAAAAGAGTCAAATGGAGTTAAAAAAATTTGAGACAGTAAAAGGGTATCCAACTGCTTTTGCTTCTAATAAAGAGAAAGGTTCAAAAGAATACGGTCTTCAGTATTTAAAACAAATGTATCAAGACTGGGATTCTAGTAACGATTATAGTTATAGTGATAAAAAGCAATTATTTGCTAAAGCAAGAAGTTATGCTGAGGGAAATCAAAGTGTTGCTAAGTATAAAGATTTACTAGATGTTGAGGGTGATACTTCATATATGAATATAGACTGGACTCCAGTATCTATAGTTCCTAAGTTTGTTGACGTTATTTGTGGTGGTATGAATAATCAAGAGTACGAAATAAAAGCTACTGCTATAGACCCAATATCTGAAAAAAGAAGACAAACTAGAAAAGACCATCTATATTATAATATGATGAATAGAGATTTTCTTAATGATATGTCTCAAAAATCTGGAGTTGATTTTACACCTAAAGATTATGTTCCAGAGTCTCAAGAAGATTTAGACCTTTTTATGAGATTAAATTACAAACAAGAATATGAAATAGCTTTAGAGCAAGGTATTAAATTTGTTTTAGATACAAATAATTTTGAGGAGCTTAGACAAAGAGTTATTAGAGACTTAGTTGTTGTTGGACAGGCGGCTATTAAAACAAGTATTAGTGAGTCAAATGGAATAAAAATAAAATATGTAGACCCAACTAATCTTATTACTTCATATTCAACATCTCCAGATTTTTCAAATATTCAACATGCTGGAGAGGTGTATAGAATTACAATAGGGGAGTTAAAAGAAATGGCTGGTGACCAGTTTACTGAAGAGCAGTATAAGGAAATAGCAGAAAAATATGCCAAAAAAGAAGATAATTCTTATAATGCTGGAACACCTAATCTTGGTCAATCGGGATTATTTTCTGATAATTATGATAATTTTTCTATTGAAATATTAGATGCTGAATTTTTATGCACTCACAGTATGAAATATGAAAAAAAAGAAAATGGTTATGGAGGTTATTCTGTTAATAAAAGAAAAGACACTTATAAAGCTCCAAAAAAATCAAAACATAAAAGAGAAGATATAAGTAGTGCATATAAAGTAGTTTATAGTGGTAAATATATAGTTGGTTCAGATTATATATTTAATTATAAACTTATGGAAAATATGATGAGACCTAATTCTAATTTAACAGAAACAAAATTATCTTACATTGTCTATGCTCCTAATATGCACAAGATGAGTTTTACATCTATGGTTAGAAGAATGATGCCATTTGCTGACCAAATACAATTAGCACATTTAAAAATGCAACAAATACTTGCTAAAGCTAGACCAAAAGGTGCTGCATTTGAGGTCGGTGCATTAGAAAATGTTTCTAAAGGAGATGGTGGTACATTCACTCCTCTTGAATTACAGGAAATATACGACCAAACAGGTAATATATATTACAGAACTTTAAATGATGAGGGACAGCCAGCAGCTTCAGTTCCTATCCAGGAATTAGAAAACGGAATAGGTAGAGATGTTATGAATCTTGTTCAAGTTTATAATCATAATCTTCAAATGATTAGAGATGTAACTGGTGTTAATGAAGCTAGAGAAGGTGCTCAACCTGCATCTGAAGCGTTAGTTGGTATTCAAAAAATGCAACTTATGGCATCTAATAATGCTACTAGAGGTATTAATGATGGGTATTTACATATGACTAAATTACTTGGTGAGTGTGTATCTATGAGGCTTCAGGATTTAGTTGAGTATGATAAACCTTTTGAAGGTTATGTTATGGCACTTGGTAAAGATGTTATGGAATCTTTTAAAGTTAATAAAGATGTTTCTAATTATGATTTTGGTATAACATTAGATGTTGCTCCAGATGAAATAGAACAACAAATGATTGAGCAAAATATTCAAATTTCATTAGCTCAAAAAGAATTAAGACTTGAAGATGCTATTATTGTTAGGCAAATAAAGAATCCTAAGTTAGCTAACCAAATGCTGATAATTAGAAGAGAAAAATATAAAAAAGATTTGGAACAGCAAGCTTCTCATGCTGCAGAAATGAATGCTATTCAACAAGGGAAAGCAGCTGAAGCTGCTCAAATAGCTAAACAGCAAGAATCTGCTTTGAGTGCAAAAATGGCTCAAGATAATCTTAAGCTAAAACACCAAACAGATATGGCTAAAATGGAGCATGAGTATAAACTTAAGAATGTATTTGAAGAGTCTAATCACAAAAGAAAAATGGCTGAGTTAAAAGAACAAAATGCAGCTAGTTTAGCGTCAGAGAAAGGAGAATTGGATAATAAAAAAGATGCGTTAGAGAAAAATGCTCACTTCCAATCTAAAATGATTGAGCAAAGAAAAGGAAAAGAAGACCCGATTGAAGACCCAGACTTAAAAGTCAAATCAAAATATTTATCATAATTGTAGGATATATGATAGAAAAAATATTATATTTGCAAAAAGTACTAATTTAATTTAATTTATTATGGCAACAGATGATATAGGCGGCCTTATAGCCGATAGCTTTGGTGGCGAAGTTGTTTCTACTGACACTTCACAAGAACCACAGGTGGTTGATTTATCAACCCCTAATGTAGTAGACCTCACTGAAAATAACGAAAGTGAGACAAAACAAGAAGTGAGAGAAGAGGTTTCTGAAAATGAGCCTCGACCGATGATAGATAGCTCTTTGAATGATGAAAAAATACAAGAGGATTATGAAAAATACAAAGAATTAAAAAAAGATTTAAGAGATTGTGAAAATGCTATAAAATTAAATGAATCAAAAACTAAATCTTTAAATAATCATCTTGCAGATTTAGAAAAATTTGAATATGATGAAAATTGTGAATATTGTATAAAGAATGGTAAGGAACAAATTAATGAACAAGATTATATACAAAATAAAATAAATGAATTAAGTTCTGAATATTCTAATTTAACTGCCAATTATAAAATAAAATCGTATGGTTTAGAAAAATTAGGTAATGCAGAAAAAA